CTACAGCGTATGTGTTAGCACCTACATTTCCATTTGCTTGCGGTAATTTTTGTCCAACAACAAACCCAGCATTTGTTACCTTGCCCGTTGTTGCATTCTTTTTCTTTCCGTCGCCGGCGCCAAGGACCCTAATATACGTCAGAGCCTGAGCGCTGTTAAGCCACTCATTCACTGCAAGCGGTCCAAATCTTTCACCGTCTGTATTTCCAAATGTGTTTGCAAAATCACTGTAATTTGCAACAGTTACTGGAACAAATGCCGGACCAGACTCTGCTGTTCCAATCACACCTGCAGGAGTTCCAACAGGACCTAATGATGTCTTTCGTCCAGACACATCGATCTCTCTTGTACTTACGCCTGCGCTTCTAAAAACTATTTCAGCCATTTAGAGTTTCTCCACAAATCATAGATAAATATTTCTTACTCAAAACTTACCCCTGCAGACGTAATAATAAAGTCTATTGCGATAAATTCTATTGCTCTAGTTGGAACAAGAACTATTCTACCGTTAAGCCGACTTTGTTCTACGTCCTCTCTAGTATTATTTGAATCATCCATTACAACACTAAACTGATCAATTCCTTGCTGTGTCTGAATAAGTGATAATAGAGGTGTTACTTGTGAGACAAATCTTGCTCTTGTCTCTGTTGTGTTTTGCTCAAATACTATTTTACTTGCTACGTCAGATATTATTCTCTTTGCTTCAAGAAGCATTCTTCTAACATTGACTCTATCAAGAGATGTTTTTGCTTGCTGCAATGTCTTTTGCCCAAAGATGACGAATCCTGCATTTGGAAATGTTGCAATTGGATTTATTCTTGCCTCGTATAGGTCATTTCTATCACTTGCGTTTAATCTTGCCCTTGTATTCACAACAAAGTCAAGAGCAGCTCTATTAAATCCTGCCGGAGCAAACCACGGATATGATACATTATCATTAAATCCTAGCGCACCAATTACTGCAATGCTAGCAGGAACTTCAACAGTTCTATTATTTACAGGATCATTAATTGATACATCTGGAAAATATGCAGCTGCATAATTGCTATCTAGTGCCTGGGCATCGAACTTTTCTATAGTCTTTTCAACATCGGGCCGAGCACTGCTATCATAAAATAGCCTATTATTATCCCCGTCATATGAGGGAGTATCAAGAACATAAATTGCCTTTCCATAATCCTCAACCAGGTCTATGACGTAATCAGTTACATGACTATCTCTTATACCAGGTATTACAATAATATTAACACGTGATGTCATTTCATCTGTCAGTATCTCTGCTGCAGCCCTATATGATCTAACTGTGCTATTATCCTTTCCTGACCCTACTGTCATACTTGTTGTCAGGCCTATGTTTAATGGATTTCCATCTGTGCTTGATAAATTAGACTCAGACGCCTTTCCTGCAGCATCAGATGATGCTGCTCTATCATTTAGTCTTGACATATCTCTGTCAAGAATGTTTACACCGTCGAACCCACCGTAAAAGAAATTTGTAAACTTTGTGTAGTTTGTAAATTTATTAAAGTGCACAGACCCGGTTAAAGAAATAAGCGATGCAAGTGTAAGTCTATCTTCTGCTGTTCCGTCTGACACAGCATACGTAGTTCCCTTTGGTACACCATTTCTAATATAGCATGCTTCAAGCATGTGATCCTTTGCTGTTCCCGTTATCTGACTTGCAACGGTCTGATTTAATCCAGACCTGCCGCTGTTTGTTAATGCAGCTGATATGACGTTTCCAAGTGCAACTCTTGCTAGAGTAAATTTATTATTATTAAATTCATCAGCTCCTGATCCGGTGACCACCAGGTCCATCTTAGAGATGGCGAGTAGCTTAGAATAATTTTCAATTAGTGGGTTTGGTGTGCTAGAAACGTTTGCGTTAAGAATTGAATCATCAAGAGATGAACTTCTTGGAACTATCTCAAACTTAGTTCCCCAATAAAATCTGGCATCAACTCTCTCGCTATTTCCTGGAGATCCTGCTAGACCGGATGTTGCAACATTTCCTCTTGTAACTTTAAACCTATATGGAACTGGTGGGAATATTGATCCTGAAAGTAATTCTTCTGCGCCTGCGCTTCCGGCGTCGCCGCTGCCTGATGATTTTCTTGGTGTGAATGATAATCTTGATCCAGGATTTCCGAGATTTAGGCCCAATGAAGAAGTCATTCCAGTAGTTGAATTATCTGCAAGTGTCTCAGTGGTTTTTAGAGACGGGAAACCTCTAAATCCGAATGGTAAAGCATCTACAGGTATGTTTCTGTCCTCGGCATCAGTATGCATCACAATTCTAACCCTTGATGACACATTTGCATACTTTCCGGACATTAAGAGGCGTCTTTCATCAGATGTCTCTGCATCAAAGTTATATGAAACCTTTAAATCACCTATCTTCTTAGCAACATAATTTTCATCGCTCGGATTTAGCGTACACAGAGGATACTGTTCTAAAATTGATGGATTTGTGTCTGTATCTCCAAACGATCTTATCTCTACTGTAAATGTTCCGTTCTTATTCTTTACATTTGTAGACTTTCTAATATTTGAAATTGATACTTTAAACTTTGTGTTTCCAGAAGCACCGTCTGACAATGTTTCAAAGTGGAATAGATCATATTCTTTCTCACCATACGGTTGGGAGATGAACATTGATGTTCGAGGAGTTGTGTATCTTGTGTCAAATCTTCCAAAAGCATCCCTAAATCCCTGTCCGGCTGGATTGTTGGATGAAACTGCAGCAGATCCTGATGCTATAGCAACAGAATAACTGTGATCTGAAACTGGTGCTATCTCATCTTCAACGGGAAAGTGAGAATATAAAAGATGCTGTTCTTCCTGAAATCTTTCAGGGTCTGTGTTTAGAATATTGGCGATGTAACTAGGCAGCGACGGATCTAGCGATGCAGTTAGTATCTTAACACCCGGAGATGAATCATTATTTGCAAACCCTGTTGCTGACGAGGATACGGCTATCTTAAATGTCTTAAACCTGCTATCGCCTGTTTCGCTATATATCGTAGCTGTGTCTGCAAATGCTTCTGCAATTGAATATGATGATGTTGCATGTAAAACATGGATTCTTGTTCCAGTTGCACACATTATCATTCCACGAACTAGATACACATAGTTGTCGCCGATGCTGATTCCATAGCTGTCATTATCTGTAAAGACAGGAAAACCAACAGTTTCTTTTGATGCAGAGACAAAGTGTCTGGCAACTAAAAATTGAACTGCTCCTTGGTGACGTGTATCTCCTGGCGTACCTCCCAGTGCTGATCCTTGTATTATGAATCCAGCATTTTTTACAACACCTTGCTGCTCTGTCTTGTATATGTCAGTTGTAGAATCATTAGATCCCGCGCCTAGCACCCTGACGAAAGTTAAAGCACTTCTATTTTTTAAAAATTCTCTAACAGCATACGGTCCAAATTTTTTATGATCTAATGCTCCAAAACGAGATTTAAAATCATTAAATGAACCAACTGTTACTGGGACGAATGCCGGACCCATTTCTGATGTGCCTGCCACACCAGCAGGAACGCCAACCGTCTCTGCCTCCCTCTGGGATAGATCGACTTCGCGTTCAAAGAATCCGGGCGATTTAAAGATCTGCTCAGCCATTAATTATTCTCCCATGCACAAATCACTACAATTTATAAATATCATTCAAAAACCTAAAAGACCTTACTCAAATTCCCTGATTATCTCAATTATTACCCTGGCATTTGCAACTGTCTCTCCCTTTCTCTGATTACGAGTTAGAATTGGAACAGATTTCTTAATTTTCTTGCCTGTAAACGGATCATCTATTGTTTTAATTACTTGAACATCTGACTGACCGCGGGATCTAGACTCATCACCTGCACCATTAAGTAATTTCACATCACTTAGAATAAATTTATCAATGTCACCGTCTGAGTTATCTTTTTGAGGCTTAGTAACAATTTGTGCCCTGGACTCATAAATTCCAAAATCTATTTGTGGTGCTGACAATGTTCTTCTAAATGGACTTGGTAGACCTGGATGCTGTGGGGCTAAAATATATGCAGGAACAACCATCTTAAATGTATATTTCACAATTCTTTCGTCAGATGAAAAATCTGAAAAGTTGTCTGCTGTTCCTAGAGGTGACTTCAAATAGGCAACAAACTGATACCCAGCATCAGTCTCAATTAAAAAATCGTGTCCCTGACCGGTGAATCTTGCCATCATTGACTCAATAATCTGATTCATCTGCGTCATGTACTGTGTCCAGAACGTTATGTCATATTCAAGCGTGACAAACGTTGGGTATGGAATAGTTATCACCTCAAAAATATTATCTCCTATATTTTCTGCAAGGAGATCTCCAGATGAATTAACGATAGAGCTATTTGACTTACTTCTTCGGGAGGCGACTCTTCCCTCTATGCTTCCGCTATGAGGAAACGAAGTTATATTTTCAAAATTACTTTTAGATGCAACATTTTTTTGATTTAAAAGACCCATCTTGTTAATGATATTTTGATAGTCTCTATCATTTTTGCTTAGCCTTCTCTTTATTATATAGCTTTGCTGATCTTTGTGCGATATTGGTGTTCCATATCCTGATTGTGACGAATCATGTGAAATACTTGATCTCTTTATCGATATTATTGGAAGAATTATTGCATTATTTTTATCTCTTATCGGCTGATTTCTTCTTGTTAGGGCAAATCTCTCACCAGTTGAAAATACAACGGGAACACGGGTTGCCTGATTATCGACTTCTATTTCAAATGAAAGCTGTTTGTCAAATAGATGAAAAAGGGCTCTATCAGCATCCTCTATTCCGACTGAAGGTATTGAAAAGTCTTCTGGGACACTTGAGCCCTCATACGGATCATTTATTCCTGCTGTTGGCTTTATATCATCAGACATGACTAATCCTCATCATAGAATGATGATCCTGCACCGGTATTGTCACCTCGTGGCGAGACCTCTGACGGTCCTGAGATTGGTTTTTCAAGAACACCTTTCTTCTGTAAGTCTCTACTATCCGCAGTTTCTCCTAGTCGATTTGCAGATAATCCTCGCTGTTGAACAAATGTATCCTGGACAGCGTCTGAGTCTGAATTCATCTCGCTTGTCGGTCCGAATACCTTTGAAATAAACTGTCCCTTTCTTGACTGCTTTCCTGTTATTGTTACGAATGACTTAAATTCAATCTCACCGTAAATAGTGCTAGAGTCTGGAACCTGGACAACCTCAAAGAATACTGATCCGTAACTAAAAAAATCACCTTCTCGGATCTGTATTCCCCTGTCGTTCAAGTCCTTTTTCTGAATATACACTTCAATCGTATAGTATTCTTCACTTCCAAAAAGATTTGATCTTATATCTTGCGGCTGGTACTTTACAAGTGCCTCGATCTCGATCGGATTATCAAATACCTTGTTTGGAGATTCCTCATAGACATCATGCACATCAGACTTTATCTTAGATATTGGAAAAAAGTAGATCTTTTGACCCACTACATCCTTTACGACTTCCTTTCCGATGTCGTTTATAAAGTCTATTTCTCTCTGTGTTATAAATAATCTAGACACTTGCTATCCCATGAAAATTGCAAGACCGTTAGGCATTGGTACATACTTTAACTGCTTTTGTATTGCCTCAGCACGTGCTGCAGCAACCTCCATTAGCTTATCATATGTCATTGTGTCTAACATCTCTCTAAGCTGTGTCTTTAACTTCTCCTTATCCTCTCTTCCCTGCGTGACTAATCCCTCGCCATTTAACTTTAAGTCTGAGCCTGGGATTGGTATTGATCCAAATTTTGATCTAATTAGGCCTAGTTGCTCTCTACTTAAGGCAAGTGCTAGCTGTCGTATCCATTGTCTTCCTATGCTATTGATGCTTGTATACTCTAAATTTCCAAACGGAATATCACCAAGATTAGATACACCATCTATTGTTTCATCCTTATACGCAGGATTAAGCGGGTCTGAGAAGAATCTCACTCGTAAGAATAGCTTTTTAGGATCATTTTTTGTGGGCTTAGGGAATATTCTTATCTTTGTTCCTATCACTTCATACGAGTAATTAGACCTTCTTACCCTATTTGAAAGATCTAATTGTCCAGCCCTAAGGATATCCTCAAACACTGGAAGAACATAGAATATTGTCTCAGGCGTGAATGACTCAAATGAGAACTCATTATTTAGATAATTTATTGCAGACGTTGTGTCAAAGAATCTGTATGCTGCCTGCGGTGATACATGAAATACCTCGCTTATTTGCACCTTGCTTCTGGGGCTTGAATTCATGCTAGATGAAAATATAAGATTTCCCGCATAATCCTTTAACTCATCATATATGTCATAATCCTGTCGGCCTTTCTCAAGATCAATTGATCCAGACAGCATATTATATGAGCCTCCGACTCCGGCTTCAAACGAGTAAGGCTCAGCAAATCTAGTTAGATAGTCAAGATTTTCTCTCGGATATTTCTGCTCTGATCCTGACATTATGCTGCCGGTGGGCATGCCAAGAAACTGAACGAGCTGGGACTTTGCCTGATACTGGTTTAATATTGACCCATATTCTAGCAAAGATTCCTCAAGATTTCCCCATATCTGCTTCTTTGTAAGCTCAACACTTAGGACATCGTCACCTAGCTTACGCTTTACAAATGTTACAACGCTGTCAGCCTCAGTTTGAAAGTCTGACTCATTGTCAAAGAATCCGAACGGTGTAGGACTTGATGTTTGTGAAAATGTTGCCACGTTTAGCTCTCTCTAGATGAACACTCTTCTAATACTAACTATTTACGAGACATGAACGATTCCAAACACAGCGTGGTAATTTATTAAAAAATATAATGCAAACGGGGCTCGGAATGTATTGTTCCGAGCCCACAATCAGCTTCTGTCTACCACTAAAGGCATGCTATGATATTATCCATTCATTTCACTCTAATAGAGCTTAGAATGTGCCTGGACAGATTAATTGGCTGCTGTATTAACGAACGTAAGAGTTCCGCTTGATGCAAGAACCTGATACTGTCTACCGTCGCAGATAAGTGTAACAGCTGCTCCAACAGTTCCTGTGAGTTTTAGCTGACCACCGTCTCCTCGGCGATCTACAACGCTTCCGCTTCCCTCTCTGGTGGGGAAGCCTGCAGCGCAGAAGATCGATCTTCCGTCTACGTCAGACCCTGTTAGACTATGAACCGGACTTGTAAGAGACCTAAATGTCCATACTGATCCAGGAACATCTGCAGCCTTAGGAAGTGTCGCTGTTAAAGGAGATGTTGAATTAAATGTGTAAACACCTCCTGCTGTAACAGTTGTGTTAGCTGTTAGAGATGTTACACCGTATACAGGAGACTCTGCAAACTCTACACCTGATCCTTTTTCCTGGACCAGTCCCTTGCTATTTGTTATCTTTACCTTTGGCATGATAAATTAATTCCTTTTATTTTTTTTCTTTGATGTTGCTCTACTTAACTTATCACTAACTGTCTTTTTTTCTACTGCGGGCACTGCAGGTTTCTCTGCGACAGGAGGTTGTACAGGACGCGGCTGCGCTGCTACAGGTGGCTTTTCTTGGACAGAAGGTGCAGGCTGTTCACTTGCACCAGAATCCTGGACTGGCATTCCATTCTTATCGACCCTTACGACCTTACCAAATACTCTTCTTATGGCCTTGACACCCATTTTAATATCCTTATTTTATTATGATTATAAATATACAAGAATTGACAAACTAATTAGAAACCCTCATCAATAAAAACGACTATAATAAAGAACGCCCTCTTTTAACACGACTTCTAATATTGTAGCCTACAGCTTGCTAAAATTGCTTTTAGTGTACAGCAAAAGAATGTACATGTTGTTCCCGCAACCGTGTATTTTCATTAATTTATTCTCATACATCTTTTGTTTTTCTGTTTTACCAGGCTCTGTACGCATTGCAAATCTATCTATCCTAATTTGACCATCTGTGTACCAATAGTCTAAGCCAGTATTTCCTGCTAGACTAAATCCACACTTAAGATATCCATTTCCCTCTCCAAACCTGCGGTCTGAGTATGTTAATATTCCTTCGCAGTTATTTTCTTTAGCATATTTCAACACATGTGACATCAATTTTCCTAATCCTCCCATAACTTGATGATATAGCTCTGAGGAATATCGTGCTATTTCTATCATCCCATTATATTTTTTTTGCCTTGGAATCCTTAAAGAGATAGCTGAAATGATTTTATCATCATAAAATAGCGCAAAGCACTTTCTAGAAGGTGTAAATCCTGAGATATGAGTTTTTTGAAAGAATTGCTTTTCTTTTTCCTTAGTAATTTCTTTTATTTGGCATTTGCGTGCATGGATTCGAATGCTAGATACCCCTAACCTGTTTATTATCATTGACTTACAAATATCTTTTTTATTGTTCCACTCGTCACTGAATATGTGCATTAATCTATAGTTCTTATCTAAACAATCGATTGTTTTGTTTATGTGACGACGTTTATCATAACTTTCATCACGATCATTTTCTGCATGCCAGTATAAGCCATTTGCCTCGACTGCTAAATTTTTACTCGGTACGATTATGTCTAGCTCTTTTGGACCTATGAGTGTTCTATCACTGGTTTTTGTTTGAATTCCCAGTGATTCAATAAAGTCATTTATCTCTATCTCAAATTGAGATCTACTAATCGGGTAACAAGTAGGACATAATGATCCCCTCTCAAATGCTTGCAGCGTTTTTTGAGATATGGTGTCACATTTTCTACATTTAAAATCTAGATATTGTTTTTGCCTAGAATAATATTCATCTAAATTAGTTATTAACTCAAAATCGTTTGATCTTTCATCGATTCTTTGTTGAAGTGCTATCCTGTTGAGAGTTTTTGTCTTGCTTATCTGACTGCGTGTTTTTAGTGTATGGGCTCTTCCAAAGAAGGGATTGTTTTTACCTGTATTTCTTTCTGCTTGAATTCGAACTCTTTCATCAGTTTCTTTTGTCAGGCCTCGATTCCATGCCGGAGACTTTCCACCGGCTTTTCCTCCTATAGATGATGCGATCTTTGAGCAGTCTTTACAAAATCTTTTGAACTTATATGCGACATACCTTGTTTCATTTCCACAGTGTTCACATATTGGTTGTTTTTTGTAGATATATTGTACGGTATAATCTTTTGATTTTAGTTTGTGATCACGTTGAAGATGGTTTGAAAAATCCTTTCCGCTTGATTCGTAGCTGCATATTGCGCATATCATATGTTATTATACCTTTTTATGGTATATAAGTAAAGCATGATATGCCTTAAAATAAAAAGGGGCGGCATAAAATGCCGCCCCTTAGGTTCATAAAGATCTAGCTGTCTAGATCACATTAAGATCCATTACAGTCACCGTTCCGTAAAAGTCAGCACGAACCATCTTCTTGCCGTAGCGAGTCATCACTCCCTTGCGGGGCGTGAAATCCTCTGGCGCGAAGATCGTCGGTGTGACAATCAATGGAACGTACGGAGCGTAAACGTATCCTGTCTCAAGGTAGCTACCACCCTTATAGCCAACAAGAACCTTGTTGCGCGGGAAGTAGGGATCCTTGTAGACTGTGAAGCGGTTACTTAACGTTCCAACCGGTGCAGCACCAAGAGTGAACGGATTACCAACTTGACCATCACCATCAAGACTGTAGTTAGGCTTATAAAGCACGGATGCCTCAAATACCGTTGATACCTCGGGTGAGCAAACGATAAAGTTTGCAGATCCGCGGAGAGTCTTGCGATGAATCTCATTTGCGACGTCAATGATCGTCTCAACGAGAGTCTCATACCACTCACGTACTGTACCCGTGAAGCTCGGACCGGAAGCGAGGGTGCTCGAAAGATTAACCTCATTACCGTTTGTCTTGTTAACGAACTTACCTGGCATACGTGACCAGTAGTAGTTTGCGCCTGCTGCCTCAACAAGGAGATCATTTAGGATCTCACGGTCGATCTCAAGTGCAACCTGCTCTGAGAGGATCTGTGTAAGCTCGACCTCAGCATCCATGCTGTGATAGGCGTTAAGATCCTGTGCGAGCTCTGGTGACCAGCGAGCACGTAGCTTACGAGTCTGAGCTGTAACAGCAATTGATTCGATCTTGATGTCGATCTCGGGAATCGCCGGTGAGGGAGATGACGCGAAATCTGATTCAAACGAAGGAATCGTCAGAGCTGAACCATCTGATGTGTCAATATCAAGTGAAGCAGCAAGGACATATGATGCTGTTAGGTTAGCAACAGATGCTGGGTGAGCCTTATGTGATCCTGTTACAACAACAAGAAGAGCTGCATTGGCTGCTGTTCTTGAGATGAGAGGATTTGACGTGAACTGACCATTTGTAAATGTTCCAACCTGATTCAAACGTCTAACATTTACTAGGTTCTTTCCGCCCTGAACTGACTCAGGAACAGCTGAAAGACCGTTTCCGCCGCCGCCTTGATCCGAACCAAGGTTTGCATCTGTAAACAAAGAAACATCCTTTGCCTGTGATGTGTCCATGGAGTTGAATACTGAAGAAGCTAGGTCAAGAACCACAAGCTGGAATTCACCAGTTGTTGTCTGAGCTGTGTCATCATCAATCAGTGTTGTGAGCTGCGGATCGAACTGTAGAAGACGTCCATCAGTACCTGTTGATGCACAAACTCGGCCATCCTGCAGCGTTGAATTGCCCTGGAAGGCACCTGATGCTAGGACATTTGAAGTCTGTACTATAGATGAGCTATGCACCTTCGTGTATGATGTTCCAACTAGATCATACTGACCGCCTGTGGCCAAGGATCCGCTTTGGACGCCCTTGCCTGTGGGGTTGTTATAGATCGATTGGCCCTTTCCATATGTCTGCGCGTCTGCTGCACCGGCTGCACCTGTCTGGAGGTTAGAGTCACCACCAATCCGTGTACCATATGTATAGTCCAGATAAAAGAGCAGACCTGAGGGTAAGCTCATCGGCTGGATGGAAACTAGCTCGTTAGATACTAAGCCGCCAAACACCCTGCGGACGATTGGGAATGCGATGTTTGTGAAACCACGAAGATCGCCTGATGTTGTCATATTTGCAGCGCCAGTTGACAGAGAATTCTGTTCGCGAAGTAGCTGTGCTGCCTGGTTCTCGAGCAATCGAGACATGATTTCCTTATTGTGATCAGCGAGACCACGAAGAAGACCAGTTCTAGACCACTTTTCAACCAGCCGTTGACCTTCAGCGCCGATATTTCTATGCCGGATGCCTTCTGTCAACTGTTCTAGTGTAAATGATTTTGCCATTGTTTTTCCTTTAAGCAGTTGTTAAGTTATTTACCTGTTATTTTACTTTAACCCAGCGAGTTGTGCCCAACGTGAAACCTCTTTCGCCTCAGAAAGCTTAGCTGATGCCCGCTTCGTCGGCCTTGAGGAAGCACCAAGAGTCTTTCTCGCTGTTGATTCTGATAGATTTTCTGATTTGCCCTTTGAAAGTGATTCCGTTAGGCTCTTATATAATAGCTTTACCTCTCTTAAGCTTCTTGCATCATCGAGTGACTCAATGATAGACTTCCTTTGTGTCGCTGAGACACTGGGATTTTGAAGAAGCTTATTCACATAAAGAAGTTTTGCGTTAAATAAGTTCAGATCTGTCAACTGCTCACGAAGTGTTTCAACGGCACTTCTGTATTCGTTGAGCTTATTTTTAAGAGCTCGATTATGCCGGCTCTCATCTTTAAGATTGCGCTTTAACTTTCGCATCTCTTTTAAAACATTAATATCTTTGTCGCCTAGCTCTAATGCATCCTTGCCGGCTTTTCCGCCGCCAAAGTGATGGGCCATTGCTTTTGCCTCTCCTTCTGAGAGCTGGCTACGTAATCTCTTTAATTCTGACCTGAGAACGTTCTCATCAATTTCGTATAAAACATCCTCCTCCTCGAGCTCAGGAAGATCAGGAAGGTCATCAAGGGCTACCTCTTCCTCACCTTCATCATCAGAAGGCTCTTCTTCTACATCGACATCACCGTCAACATCCTCATCTTCAACAACACTTACGCTTGCAGTTGATAAGGCATCACGAAGATCATCAGCTAGCTCTACATCGCCTAGATCTAACTCAAGACTAACCTCATCAAGGTTGCTTTCTGTTAGGCTAAACTCCTTTTCGAGGGCGTTTAGATCAATTTCATAAAGGACATCGTCATTTTTGGACATATCTTGATTCTCCGTTTGTGAATCATCTTGAATATTTATTACTTTAGTATCAAAAAGGTCAGCATTTTCATTAAATTTATTGGCAATGCTTAATAGTTTCTTCTTTTCTTCTTCGCATAGGCTGTCTAGTGTGGCACTTGCTGCTGATCTCATTGCACCTTCTGACGTTGTAGAAAGCATGGCATCAGACACATCGGCTCCTCCGAGCAACTCTATTAATGACATTAATGCTGTCTCATCTAAAGCGACATCATTTTCATAAACAGGCAGGGGCTTTATTGTCTTGTCAGGGTCCTCATCTTTATCTGAGCTTCCTGTGAGAACGTGGCTGTCATCGTCTTCTCTTTCTGAATCTTTGTCATCACTATCGTCGGCATCATTCTCACTAACAAGCTGAGCCTCTATGAATTTTCTAATCTTGGGTGTGACTGCTTCAATAATTGCATTTTTAGCATTTTGCTCAGCAGCCTCTCTAAGCATTCTAGCCTCAGCTATAGCTTCGTCGTAGAGTGATTTTGACATTTTTCCCTCGTCATTACTTAAATATTATGTAAATTAATAAAATTACTCATCATCTGTGTCTAAGAGCATTAGTATTCTAATTTTCTGCTTTATTAAAGACCTTTCGTCATCACTTAAAATATCTGATATTTCAAATGCGCTAATGTCATCGTCGACAGGATCACTTGTCGGTGCCCTCGACGTTCCGTATACCGTTCCGGTTCTTTTAAACGGACCAGTTGTTCTAAATGCCTGGCCTGATCCGCCGGATCCAATTGGTGGGCCGCTGAAACCTTTTGGATATAGCACATTATGAGAAAATGGTGATATTCCAGATGATGTCTTCGGCATTCCCTTTTCTGCGAGAGGCGCTAAATCAAACCTTTGATTTGTTGCAAATGATGCTCTATCAGCCCTTCTACTAGGATCTGCCCTTACATATGTTTTATTGACCTTTGCAACAAACGCGTCTACGTCATCATCATCGTCAAACATCTCGTCAAAAAATTCATCTTGTTCCGCTGCACCTATCTTATACTTTGGTGGGGACACATAAATTCCACTATCACCTGATATTATTCTTTCAGATCCGAGGCCAGTTCCCATGCTGGGAATCTTTGACTGTGCCTTTCCATATCCATGACCCTGTCTGCCGTCATAGTTTCCCGGATTGTAATAGCTCTGTTTAGGCATTAGCCTTTTCCGTCTGATCCCTGGTATGATCTGCCAGAAATATATTGACCTATTTTTTGCGATGCTATTTTTTCAGACGTATCTGACGGTGATGTCTGACCACCCAATCCTGATCCGTATTCCACACCGGGATCAGGTAATTCACCTTCATATGGTGCTTGATCATTTGGAAATACACTTCCCGGACCCGGAGAGGTAATATTAGGAACATACGGTGATGAAGGAAGCCCGCCGCCGCCTGTCTTTACGTCACTAAGCTCTGGTGTGGGATCATTTGATGTTCCGACAAAATCTCTATTAAATGTGTTCACACCTAAGCCGTTTGTGACTTCACCTATTAATGCGAGCCTCTCATATTCCTCTCTCCTTTCATCGTCTGTAAGATCGCCACTATAGATTGGAGATGCAGAAAATGATTTCTGGAGATTTTTTTCATTTCTTGCCCCGAGAGGACTTTTTGATGCAGGTGATGCTTCAACAGTTATCTGCTTAACCTCAGGCATTTTACAGCTCCTTTAAAATTTGAGACTTTATTGCATCTCTAATACGCCTAACCCTTTTTAGATTTTTAGTAAGTCTGGCCTCGGCCAGGCCTAGCTTCTTAGCGTGATCAATTTTATTTGATAATGTTGATGCAAGAGAATCAGCATCTACCTCTTTTGTATCGTCAGCTGCAGCACCAGGTAATCCAGACTCTGCTAGCTTTCTTTTCTCATCTAGAACAAGACTCTTTAAGAGAGCAGGTGTTAGCTTTTTAATTGTTGACATAGTAATCCTCCTGTCATATGCATAAAATACATATTCAAGAATTTAAAAATTACTACATCTATCTTGACTTATTTACGCTATCTGAAAATGCCAGAGCAGCCCAGTTACCAGCAGATTCACTGAATAGATCAAGAGGGTCACTTTGTGCTGCGATAGTTGATGCTCTGTCGCTTGTCTTCTGTGATCTTGCGGGAGCTGACTGCTCCTGGAGTGTTGTCAAAGCTGTATCCTTGAATATGTCAGCCAGAACTGGATCAGATGTTATTGCTGCGGCTGCTGACTCTGCGATAACTGTTTCACTTTTACTAATTTGTGATTTTTGTCCCCACTCAATTCTATCAAGTGTCTGACTCCTGCCATCCAGGATATTTTCTTCTATCTTTGGCGTATGTTGAGAACCTTTAGCACGTAAAGTTGTGGGCCTTGATGTACTGCTAAGACCTTCCTGTAATATTTCAACAAGGCACTCCTTGACAATTCCTTTTAAATCACCCTTGCTTAGTCTTTTTCCCATCTTTATTCCATGTTACCATGATAGAATTTCATTAAAAATTCTATCAATCTTGTCAGTCTTAGTAAAAATCACGTCTAGATCTCTTTGATCTATCTTTCTTGATTCACGAAGCATAAAAGCTCCCGGCGTGCTAGGCTCAGACACCATGTCAAAACAAATTAATTGAAAATCCTCCTGGACAATTTGGCTATCGCCTTGCTGTCTAGTTGATCCTACACCTCTTGATGAAATGCCAAGTGTTACACCAGATTCAACCAGGCTCTGTAAGATTTTTCCACTTGGCGTGTTGAGAAGTTCAATTGATCCAACAACAGCGTCGCCTTCCATTCGTGCTTCTCGAATTATGTGAGATGCATTTTTTAGCTCAACAACACTATGCTCTGGATGATCGCACTCGCCTAAGGCCCTATTTTCTTTAATAAATTTTTGATAATTAAGAATCTCTCTCTCAAGAATCGATACCGGGTATATTCTTCCATTCTGGTTTATTGTGTTTGCACGTTGCAGAACACCTCTAAGAACAACCTTTCCGTTATTCCTCTCCTTGGACTCCTTAATTGTCTGCACTGTATACTGTAAGGGGGTCCACTCAGTAAGAAGCTGAAGATTATTTTCCATTTAATTCCTCCACTATCTCATTCTTGAGCTGTGATATAACTAGAAATCTAGAAATCACCTCGTCAGAGACAGCATCTATTTGTTCAGAGCTAACTTTATTACTAACTTCATCAATCTTTTCAAGGATTGTATCATTGTCTGTGTAACACTTGAGATTGTCCAATTCACTCAACGTGTTATTTTTAATTTCTGACAGTGTCTCATTTATTGGCGGACCGTTGCCACCACTCTCAGATGAAAACACATATGATCTAATTAGCGTCTTTTGATCGGCGCTTAGCGATCCGCCATATCTCTTATTAAACTTCTCTGTCATTATCTTAACGACAAGTTCATCGACGTCATTGTCAATATTCTTCTCAATTGACGGCTCGGTCTTTTCTGATAATAGCCACTCAACGACCTTTGACTCGAACTGTACTACCTTTGATAAATCTGACAGGTCGCTCTTTCTCCATTCATTTAAAAGCGACTGGATTGTTGCATATGTCTTATATTCAGGAATTCGTCTGTGATAGAAGCTATCATCTCCTAAAGTGTGGTTGATATCCTTTATCAGCATTGACTTCTCGCGATCTAAACGTTTCACGTTACACCTTCTTGCTGCGTATTTTGCCTCTGTTAGGATGCTCGCTGCAACAGGTGTATCACTAATTGTTGTCTTTGCAAGTGCATTAAATAGTCTAAATTCCTTATATAGCTCTGTTGACTTATTAAATCGCCTCTCAATTATATTGAGCGCAACCTGTGCAGATTCTTTATCACCTTTAATTAATGAGTCAGATATATTTCTTAGAAGTAGCTCGTATATTATTCCGACGTTCCTCTTTTTGTTATGAGATCTTGCCATTTTTGGAATTAATCCTCCTCTGATGAATTATCGCTCTCAGAGATTACCCTTCTACGATTACTTATGGTGCTCCCGAGAGATTTTAGTGTAGACTTTATGTCTGATGTCATTTTATGCTGTGCTACCAACTTATCATCTATCATATCTATAAACTCGCTGCTATCTAGTTCTGATAATGCTGGAATAGATATTTTTCCGAGATTCCTTATCTCTGATCTATCCTTATACTTCTTTAATTTCATGCCATCTGGATGTGTTATTGAGTCAGATGCATTATTTCTATCATGTGAAACAAGCCTGAGATGATCAGTTTCATCATTGCTATGCCTTCTTCGCTTTCTCTTCTCTGCCTCCTTCTCAGCAGGCGTCTTATCATCAGCATCAGCAGCGGAGTCATCTTTGTGATCGTCTATGACCTCAGATAGCCTATCAACTGCACCTTGTGCCGTTATAGGCGACATCTCGTTGTGTATTGATAGCATGCTGAGGTCTATCTCATCTGATTCATCGACTCCGGATGCTGTTAACAAGCCCATTCCTAAGCTATTTCTATCATCGCCCGCAAGAGCTAGGTCAGTAGCCCCTCCCGGCTCCTCAGCTGGTGGTTCGTCTATGCCAGGGTCGTCGGAGTCTAAATCGTCATGGTCTGATTCCTCACCAGGAAGATGCACAGCCTCGACCTTTAGGTCCATCAGCCTGTCAGAAAATATTCCGCTGGTGATGGACTTGACGTCTTCCTTTGTCATGTTAAAGATATTTCTTCTGATCCATTCCCTGTCAACAAGTCCTTCTATGCCCGTGCCGAGGCCTGCGATTTCAAATCGTGATCTAAATAGCTCTAGCTTCTGCTGCTGCGCAATTGTGCTTGGATTAGACAACTGAAGGGTGAAATCAAGTAAATCCTCTCCCTCAAATCCGTTGCAGAATAGATGAATGATGGCGATCTTATTTAGCTCTGCAACAATTGTCCTTTGAATTCTAGCAATTGTTCTTGAGAATCGTATGTCTTCCTGGGAGTTGTGGACAAATATCCCTGCGGCTAGCGCAAAGTTGTGATGATCATCAACAGTTATATCATATACCCACTCTGGAGAATCAAGTTTTATAATTTCAATCTTCGCGATCTTGTGGTTATAATTGATATTATCTTTTGCAAAATCTCGCCATCTTGAATAACCGTTTTGATTCAAAAGCTTCATTAGGTATCTAGATCCAAACGGTCTAATGTCTTTTGGTATATTAAGAAACTCTTTTCTTTGCGTGATATTGTTTTCCTTACAAAACTCTATTAAGTCATCAATCTTATAATTTTTATATTTTTTGCTTATCCAATGATTTTCTCCTGACTTGCTCTTTCGATATTCATCATCTTTCCACATTTCTTTTAATTGCGAAACCTTAATATTTCTATAATCTTTATTTTCCCAATTTTTCTTCATCGCTTGAGACATTTTATCAGAAATCTTGTCACCATGAATCCATTTATAGAGAGGTCTACCTGGTGTAGTTGTTTCAAATTTCATTTGACTTGAAGACATATCTTTATGTTTCTCTGACTTTAACCATTTTAAAACTGATGCCTTTCTTCTTTTGACAACGTCTGGTCTATGCCAAGACGTTTCAAGATTATCGCTATGATATTTCCTGTGCTCATACCATGTCATTTCTTGTAGATTTTCTGGATCATTATTTAATTTATTAAAGTCTTTGTGATGAAGAACTCTCATTTTTCCAACTGTATACTTTCCATCAACATGATGGTCATACAGTTCTTTATGTGCATATTTCCATTCACCATTCTGCCAGATCATTTCATACCCATCAATAAGGTCACCGTTTTCTTTTGATGAATACTTTGTATAATGCGGCATTACGCTTTCGTCTACGCTTAAGTCCTCTGCATTTGTGTATAATCCATCTTTCATCAAAAACGGATGATTGCTGGTACACTCAATAACCTCTCCGCTATCAAGCGTTATTTTATAAAGCTCAGTTACTTCTTTTGTTGCCCATGCGTTTGTAATATTTCCAAACGTTGTTCGCCTATTGTCATGATCATATGAGTAAGCTTTTAATTTTTTACCTTCATTAAATTCACTCACTATATCTTTAATAGAAATCCTTCTACCATCAACAAGGCATATTTTGGTATTTCCACGAAGACATAAAGTTGATTTTGCACCGAGGCCTTCATCATAGCCAAGATATGCCTTTGGGATCTTGAGGGCAGCAAATAACTTCTTTTGTATATACTCGACGTCCTCGATCGCCGTTGTATTCTGGCCACCGGCAAGCGTGTCAATCTTTGTTCCTGACTCTCCACCGCGGACAGGAAGATAGTAGTCCTCGTCCACGGAGTTCAACAAAAATATACCATTGGTATTTACACGTAAACACTTACTTAAGCTTTGTACTGCAAAGTTATGTCTGTCGTCTTCACCATGAGGACCCACAACAGTCATGCAATAAACATCATCAGGTTCAAATATTTCCTCAATTCTAGCAACTTTATGATTTCTGTATCCTGTCACTGCTTGCTTCTTAAAGTCACTAAACCCGCTATAGCCGAATTCTTTGATCTGATGTGCAAAAGTTCTCGATCCGTACCTCTCATACTTTCGATTGTTATTTAAGTTTGCTTTTTCCCAAGCATTCCTAAAGCTATCTAATTCATGAATAGCTTCAAATAATCTATCCCTATTGAGAGACGGATCATTTTGTAATGTGTTGATTGCAATATCAATACATTCTTTGGGAAGAATCATCTTCATTGCGGCAGATCGTTTTTCTTTATTATTTGCCCAAGACTTTAATTGTGCAGAACGCCTGATCTTATTATGTTCCTTGTGAAGATTAGATCCATTATATTCTACGCCCATCTTTTGAGCCTTTTGATACTTTCTATTATCTTCTGCAGTCTTTCTTCTCTTTGCATCAGATTTATTATAAGCAATCAAATCTCTCTTAGCACGCTCAAGATTTTCAGGTCTCAAAAGCGTATGTTGGATTTGATCAATATGCCATTTTCTATGTTCCCAAAAATCCATTACTTCTAAATTTGATGGACTATTATTTTTTTTATTTGTTTCTCTTAGCCACGGCTCTTTGTGGTGAACTACGGGGCGGTTTTCGCTGCTCCATTTTTCTTCATAGCAATTTTTTGCAACAAGTGTATGTGTTGTCTCATACGATTGAGATGCAGGATTATAACACCTTTCATAACCTTTAGAATTTACATCACGATACAGCGGCATCAGGCAGTCACCCTCAGCCAGCTCATCAGCCCTTTTGCTGGATCCATCTCTCATTACAAATGGATGCTCGGGCGCCGTCATGACAAATGTATCATCATCTAGCCAGACCTTGATCATTTTCTCAGCTGTGTAGTTTTTCCCACACCAGGTAACTTTACCGGGGACGACTTGATGTGTGTCATCCTGGATTGAATATACCCATGGCTGCTTGCCCTCTATGACCTCTTTGGACAGCTCTTCGATGGTTACTGTACGTCCATCTAGTAGTGGTATAGGAGTATCTTTCCAGACAGGAAGCGGATTGTATCGCAAGTCGACGCGCCCTGTGTCCTTGTCGACAACAGATGCCTTCTTTAGTGTTGACTGTACCTGCTCCATGTATGTAGGGATATCCTCAGGCGGGACATTTCCCACATCGATGTAGAATATACGGCGCTCTGGTGACCTTACAACCCTATACACAAGCATCGCATCCTCAACAAGAATTAGCTGTCGCCATATCCTTCTAGCTGACTCAAGAACCGAAGACCCGTAGGGAAGAAATGCATCATTTCCTAACAGTCTCATATGTGACACCTGCCAGTTCTCAAGTGCCTGATTTCCCTGGGTTATCCATCTAAATCTAACTGCCAGCGGATCATCAGGATCATATCCCTCCTCTCTTTCAACCTCATTCACAGGCATGGGATATGCATTGATCACGCCATGTTCGGGTGACACGTCGTTAAAGAGAAAGAAATCCCCGTACTTGACAAGACTCCGCACCCATGATGTCATGTTAAACTCAACATTCAGCGTGTCATAAAATAGCTCATGCAATAGCTGCTTGACTGTCGGGTTATCTGAGTGGATGTGCAGGACATTACCATGCTCGTCTGCTGCGATTGACTCCTCGGAATTGTGAACTATTGTGAAACTTTCTTTGCTATTGCTTGAACCTACAGCGAAGTTATGATATTTTTCTATAGTAAGGTCGTATACATCCTCTATGCCATCCTGCTCTATAGAGACGACCCTGTGATTTGTGCTGTCTATGAAGTCTGTAAAGTTTTTGTATCCTGCGACATAAAAAATTGAATATGCGTCACTTTGTGAAACTCCAATATCGTTCAAAATTTCTTTAAACTTTCTATTTGGTGATGTGCCTTTTACTAGATACTCATCAACTTTCTTTCTTAGGTTTGTAATAACACTGGGACCGTTCCTGGCATACAGCGCAAAGCACTTTGACCATTTTTGAATTCCGTATATTTTACATTGCTGATTTAAAATATCATATGATGAAGAGTATTTCCTTGCTACTTCGTTGATAGTATCGCCTGATAAGATCATGTCTATAATTTGATCTTTAGAAAACGTCCTCTTAAAATCACTTCTCCATCTAGGGTTTAATTCTCCAAATCGAGCACTTCCATGCATTCCATTTTGGCTGCCGTTTCTTCCAAATATCTTCTTTCTTTCTTCAGCAGTATATGAATTAAAAACTTCTTTTCGTCTTGCTAAAAATACGTTCTCTGTCCATCCTGGAATTGAATGCATTTTTTTTGCATGATCAGAAAATATTTGTGACATTTTTTCACGATATCTCTCATCGTTTTTCCATCTTTCTGTGTTTGATGTAGCGTGCAATTCTTTGTGATCATTCCACGACATGATTTGTAAATTTTGCGGATCATTATTCCATTTTCTAAAATCCCTATGATGAACAACACCTTTTTCACCCGGAGACATATATTCAGAAACTACTCTGTGTGTGTATTCCCACTTATCTTTTGACATCCTGATCATTTCATAATCATCAAGTCTATCACCACTTTCTTTTGATGATTGTTTTTTATACACTGGAGTAGTAGCGTCACCTGCCTCTAAATCTTTTACTCTTTTATATGTTCCATCCCGAAGTAGAACCCTATGGTTTTCTGTGAGTCTAAGAAATGTTCCATCATCAAAAGATACTTTATATATTTTCTGATTTTCGCCTGTCTTGAATACTTTGCTACATAACCCAGGAACATATTGTTTATTTTCTATATCATATGAATAGACATAAAAGTTTTTTATATTTTCACTAAATAGTTCACCAACTGACTTTATTTCACCATTTAATAACGGAATCATATTATCTGCTGCCAAACAATAGATGTCAAGTGCTGAGCTTATCTCAGGTGTGTACTCCATCTCGCTCTGACGAGCGATTACCATTGAGTGACTGCGAGATCCATCATCTGATGGATTAATTGAGCCCACAGCAAGGTTGTGATATTTTTCAACAGTTATGTTATATACAATATCTTTCGCATTGAGGTGCTCAACTTTAGAAACCTTGTGATTTTGAAAGTTTTCAGACCAAGAAGAATATGACTTAAATCCATTGTTTCTAATTTTTGTCATCACCTTATTATGAGTTGTTCCAACAGCGTTTGCAAGCTCAATCTTTGTCATTCCGCTAGCGTATGCATTACACACATCTTGATATGTGAATGACTGATCAGCCTGTGGACCTTTTTTCTTTCCCTTGTATCTTTCTCCTAAGCCCATCGACTCTTTGAAGTGAGACCAATTATCAAAGCCGTTTGAGTATATTCTTCTTTGAATTGCGCGAGTGGTGCAGTTTAGTGCAACGCTTAGATCATAAAGCGTCTTGTGATTTTTTAGTCCTGATACAATTTTATCAAACTCTGGACTACATGTCTCTGAGACGATGTTCTTGTGGGTTATGACATCCTGTATTTCATCTTTATTCTTTTTAAACTCTAGCCAGTTCTTTATACCGTGTGATCTTAGCCTTCTTTTAATTACATTGGTGTCAACAGAAAGAATTCTTTTTGTCTCACTTAGGCTAAAATCTGTTCCGACAGCGACATCAAGAATTTTTTCAAATGTAATGTCGTGTCTTGTCCTATGATTATTTTTTACCATCCACAAAGAATGTGCTTTACATGATTTCCCAAATTTATTTCTGTTATTTAACTGAGCGTGATACCTCTTATGCTCATATCGATCCATTATCTGAAGATTTGAAATGTGATTATTTGTTCTATCAAAGTCTACATGGTGCACATCTTCACTTTCACAAATTTTTCGTCCAGAAAAATACTCTGCAACGATTCTGTGTTCTGGCACCCAGCCGCCCTTAACAGCATTTCGATCCATGCTATAGATAAACTTATATCCTGCGCCAGTAATGTCTTTGACATAAAATGGCATCAATGAGCTGCCAGCTGTTAGATCTTCAGCCTTGATTTCTTCGCCTGATCTAAGCAAAAATTTATGATCAGGTGTTACATCAATGTGCCCTCCATCATCAAGCGTAACCCTGACTAGGTTATTTTTTATACCATTTTTTGCAACGCGGGGTGAGTGAGCCGTTGATATCTTAATTGTCTTATCACCGGGGTCATATGAATATACATGAAACCTTTGACCCTCTGGATATTTTTCAATTAGCTCCTCAAATGTGAATATGCCATCAGTTGTGTATACAAGTGTATCACCTCTAAAACAAAAATCGCTGTACCTCGCCATCCTGTCGTATGTTCCGTATGCAGACATGGCTGTGGAGTATACATGACTTTGATTTCTTCGAAACATGTCAAACGCTGATGACGTTTCAGCCCCGCTCTCGAAATCTTTTACCCTTCTCTTAATTACAGGGCCGCTTCTAAATAGCAGAGTTAATCTTCTAAATAGATTCTTTGAATTTTTATCAGCCACCTATACCTCTCACTTACTTGTACACCCAGTCCCACTCAGACAGTATGTTTAGCTTCTTATTCCATTCGCCTGACAGCTTGCTCTTTTTAAAGTCATCTGGCTGCACCTTTGGGTCCCTTGTTGCAGAACTGTAGGGCCTTCCCTCTGTTATTGCACCAGGTAATTCATCGTATGTATTTCTTGATACAGACATTGCCTTGAGCATGGCGTTATTTAGTGCAGATGACGTCTGGCTGTACTCTGCAGATGCATCATAGAGCCACATAGCTATTGCCATGCTCATTACAAGATCATCATTATACCCCTTCATTGCCTGCGCTTTTTGTCCTTTCCAGATAAATGTCTTTAGCTCATCATAAAATCTTGTTGAATAGATCTTTATTTGCTTATTTCTTATGACTTCTTCAAGCTTAGAGAGTATGAGATTTCTGCTTTTTCCTGATGTGGTGAAGCCTGCTATGTCACTATCTCTGCTTGGAACATAGTCTCCGACGTACACTGCTTTTCTTCTCTTATGATAAAGATTAGGATATTGCATCTCTTTTAACTTTAGAACTGTAGCATACCCATAGCTATTATTTTCAGGGCATAGCAATGCTTTATTATACTTGTGGCCGAATTCGTGTAAAAGCTCTGCAAACTTATCAGGAGGTATCTTTCCTTTATACTCAGCAACACATTCTCCCGCCGTGACATCTATCACGTGGAATGTAGAGTAGTCCCTTGAGTCACCTCTCGACACATCTGCTGCTATGACATACTGATGCTCTGTGAGCGAATATTTCCATATCCACACATTCATATCATTTCCAGCCCTGTCTACTGGAGGTTTGCACTCTAGCCTTAGCCAGTCTATCTCACTATCAGATAAAAATGTCTCTCCTGATGATGCAAAGTCACAAAGATATTCCTGTGAGATCTGTCGCTGTGACAAGTTTTTTGTTGTCTCGTTAAACCACTCTTGATCTCTATCCGGATGGATGTTCCACGGGAGCCTAATTGACCTAAACTCATTAAGACCAGCCTCTGCATCCGTGTATAGCTTATAATACTGGCCGCCGACACCGTTTGGTGTTGATAAAATTATTACTCGACCGCCTGTGGAAATTGTCGGATACAAGCCCATCCACAATTCATCAAAATTTCTAACAAATGCTGCCTCATCTATTATAAGAAGTGACAGTGCTTCAGATCGACCTGCATCATCTGATGTCGGTATAGCCTTGATTGATGATCCGTGACTAAATTCTATTAGCTGCTTATTATTCGTTGTTATCTCTGGAAGGACAAGCCACTTAGGTAAGCTCCTGATCATGGTCTTTACCTTGCTAATAAAGTTCTGTGCAACAGATAGCTTTGTTGCAATGATCAATATGTTCTTGTCCTTTTGAAACAGCGCTAGCCACACTGAGTATGCTGCAGCAAGAGTCGACATTCCTAGCTGTCTAGACTTAAGGACTATTGAAAATCTCTCTTCTAGAAATGTATCAACACACTCATCCTGAAATGGGTATGTGTCAAACTTTATTAGACCTCTTACCGGATGCTGTATTTTTAAGTAGTTATTAAAGAAGTAGACAGGATCTTTTCCGGATCTAACAATCTCCTTAATCTGATTTGACTTGTTTAGCTTTGTCATTATTCACAGCTAAACCTTGTTGATCTCCTATAGTACGCGATCTTTCTTGGTGTGTACGGAGATGTTGTTATCATCTCGACGCTGTCATCTGTGTTAAGCTCTTTTACCTTTAGTGCCCTACTGGCGTCGCTTTTAAACTCCTTTTTAAGGTTTTTTACATACTCTTTAATGAGCTTAACAGACTCTTCTTCAAAAACCCTGACCTGATCTCTGAGATTTCTTTCTGATGCTAGATTGACAACTGTTGTGTATTTTAAAGTTAAAACATCCCCTGCGAGAGATCCCTTTATCGACATCGTTGGAGATGTTACAGTTGAGCTCTTTCCAAATGTGTCATTTAAAATTTGTCCAATACAGTTTGTTTCTTCGAAGTTTAACATTGTTATCACCCAATATAAGTATTTATCAAGTTTAGATTTGAAAACTAGGAGGTGATAGTTTTCTTTTCTTGATCTCTGCTAATATCTCTTTTTTTGTTGGCCTCCAGCCAGAAATCCATTTATTACTATTTGACTCAGCCCATCTAATAGCGCAATCTGTACAGCACTCATACTTAGAAAAGTAATTATCATCACTTGCATTATTCATAACAAAGTCACAAACAGGGCAAAATAAAGGTGACATATCCATGACGCTATTACTTGAAATAAATATTCCATCATCCATGAAACACCATAGTATCCTTTTCATTTTTTAATATCTCAAGAGAGCTATCAACAGAATCTTTAATTGCATCGACATGAGATATTACTATAATATTCTTAAACCACTTCTTAAGAGACTCTAAGAGCCTGCTACAGGCCTCAATATTAGTCTCATCTAGAGCTCCAAAGCCCTCATCTATAATCAGCATATTTGTCTTGGGCAAAGAGCTTACGTTAATTAATGCAACACGAATAGCAAGAGATGCCATCATTTTTTCCATTCCTGACGCCAGTTCAATCACCCGCTTTGAGTCCCCGTAATCTATAAAGATATCCATAGCGTTTGATCCAGAATCAGCGACGAGTTCAACAGTAAATCCTGTGACTCCTTGTAGGATCTTTAATATCTCAGAGTTGATCAGCGGAAGCTGTGACATCATTATCTGGAGAGGAATTCCCTTTTTTGACATTGCTTGTATGAACATATCATATATTTTAAGATCTTTTCTAAGCTTATCAAAATCACTCTTTTCTTTTTTTAATCTTGATGTTTCAATTTTTGCCCTTGTTATCTTGCCCACACACGCTAATCTGTCGCAGTCAAGGCTTTCTATCTCGCGTCGTAGATCTGAAATGTTGCTCCTTATCTTTGCGCACTCTGATGACGATTCTTCATCAATTACCCTTGATCTCATATCCTCAAGCGTCATCATGTCATCACTAATGATTCTTTCAATTTCCTTTATTCTAGACTGAATCTTGCTTCTTTCAATTTCAAGATCTGATATCTTACGAAAAAGTTCTGTTTCCTTTTCTGATATTTTGTCAAACTTTTTAATTTTATCCTCGATATTTTCAGCTTTAATTTTCTCAAATGCATCATTTGCACGAGACAGGCTTTCTACCATTTTATCAACAACGTCTTTTTGTGACGCTATGCTACCTTTATCAGAGTGCGATTCTTTGATAAATTTACAGGATAAGAACTTATCTCCGCAGGGAACTTCTAAGAGTTTTTTTGCAGATCTATTCTGGCTATCGAGGATGTTCTTTTGAACCTCACACTCATGCGTGAGAGACAATAATGACTTCTCAAGCATTGTTTGTGAAGATAGACTTTCTCTTAGTCTTTTAATAGGAAAGTCATTTTTGACACGCTTGATGCGAAGAATTCTTTCGTTCTCTTTCTTAAGGCTATTATTAACATTAGACAGCTCTTCTTCACATGATGTTAGCAATAGATTATTTTTACTTATTTTTTCTTCATGCACAAAAACATCATCAGGAATTACGACATCTATTCCTCCAGACGTTGCTAGCTCAATGCTTAGCCTTTCAAGAATTTCCCGCTTTGTTTTTATTAGATTTTCAACGCCCAAAAGAGTGCTTTCTTTATCTTCTATTACTGATGCTTGATCGTCGATTAATGAATCCCAGTCTAAATGATTCATTATTTTAGCTTTTGATCTTGTCTCTTGAGATTCACTTTTTGCAAGATCATGAAGCTTATCAAAAATATTAAGATCAAGAAAGTTTGTCAATATCATCTTTCTTGATGTGGCTTTTTCTCTAATGAATGTATTCATTTGCCCCTGTGATGCGAGCGATGTCATTAAAAAATCTTCCGACGTTCCTATCATATTTCTAACAATTTTTTCTGTACTTCTTCTTTGCTCTCCAGAAAGATCAGATATTATATCTCCGTTGCTGTCTATTTCATGCAAAGAAAGACCAGTTGTAGCATACACATCATTTTTCTTTGTGTGATTTTTTACGGTCTTTCTCTTTAACCTGAATTTTTTTCCATTCATGCTAAACTCAACTGTTGTGCTACAGCTATTCTTTCTATTATTTACTATATGAATGTTTTTAATTGGGCCTCTATCTGTGGTATTAAACAGCCCATACATCAACGATCCAATTATTGATGATTTTCCTTTTGTGTTTTTTCCAAAAATTCCTGTTATTCCAGGAAGATTATCAAAATTTATCATATTTCCTGGGCCGTATGCAAATGTATTATTAAACTTAAAATTATTAATTTGCCATCTTACGCCCCTTAGTCTTTCATCTTCTAGTGATATCTGGGAAAGATATTTGTCAATTAAATTATCAAACTTATCAAACATTGCCTTTCTATGACTAACGTTATCATAATACTCTCTAATCAATCGCTTTTGTGTTTTTGCATCTCTAAGATTGTCACTATTTGTGAAATTCTTTCCGCTTATCTCTATATCTGATGAATTAAAAGCGCTCTCAGACTTAAACACGACCTCTGCGGCATTTTTAAATGTCAGAAGTTCATTCTGCAACTGCTTCGATGTCGCCTGTGTCATGCTCTGGTCTGATCTTATTCTAAACCTGGATCCGTTTGGATGCTTTGCTGACTCTATTAGAACCTTCTTTACGCTTCCCTTCCAGTCAATCGTTATAAACGGCTTGTCATGTGGCAACTCATGAAATGTCACATCAAAGTCATCTTTTCCTCTAATGTCCCAAAATAAAAATCCCTTACCTGTTGACTCACCGTAGTTCTGTTGTAGGGCGCTGCCGCAATAAGCAATTTTTTTATCATCAGTTAGAAATTGAACGTGATGTATGTCAGCTAACAGTGCATAATCATATCCATCAAAAAAACTTACTGTTACCTCGCCGTCGAGCTCCCAATTTGAATCAGTCTTGGAACCCTGTACACATCCGTGAAATAGTGCAATATTGACATCATTGTCATCAGGATGTACTTCACTCCATCCCTTCTCATCAAAACATGAGAACACATTCCAGCTAAATCCAGGTTGATTATCTACTGGGTATGTTCCAGAATCCTTATAGAGATATATGTCCGGATTATTCATTGCTGATAGTATTGGTGATATTGCATCCTGGCGTGATTTATTCTGTAATAGGCCATCATGATTTCCAAGAATTACATGAACAGGTGCAATTGACGATAGGCCGTTAAACCACCAACAGAGACTGTCTATCAGCTCTGGAGATATCCCTTGTGTCTTTGAATGAACAATATCACCGCCGACGTAGATGACATCTGGAGCTAATTCTGTTGCCATCTTAAAAAAGCTGGCAAATGATTCTCGATACTCATCATGGCGACTTAGCCCACGCCAGTGAATATCTCCTAAATGTATGACTTTCATATACTCAAACTAACACAAGTCCAATAATATTACACAAACAAAACTACTATTTACACATCAATTATATCAATAATAAATAATATCTAAAGTGAAGAACCGCTCTGGATCTTTTCTATTTTTCTCATAAGTGATGATGTTCTATTCCATTGTGTAGCATTCTCTCTTTTGTGTAAGAAGTCTTTCTTGAGCATATCTCCGACATCAGATGATCCATCTATGTTGATCATTCTTACGTTGCAGCAGTATTCTGATAGTATTTTTGCATATCTGTCAGCCTTGCTAGACATATCTGCGTCTAGCGCAAGAAGAACGGGTGTGTTATTTGCAATAATACGCTTGAACAGTAATGACTTTTCGCTAAGTGACGACCCTAGTAAGCATGTTGCGTTTGAATTACACTTAACAAGATCAAATGGGCCTTCTACGATCGTTAATTCATCTTTCCAATTAATGTTAATTTCATTAAATATTATAGATGTTTTATCTGCCTTTGAATTAAGATACTTTGGTATAGTCGTCTTGTCAACGGCCCTAGATGAAAAATAGTTAAGATCTCCAAATTCGTCAAATGACGGAATTATTACTCTTCTTCTATGATCACCAGATCGAGATGTTCCAAATTTAAAATACCAAAAATCCCTGTCCTTTAGGCCTCTTTTATAAATATAATTTATGCACGCCTTAATGTCAGGATCTTTACTGTTAAAGCTATCAGCTAAAAATATAAAATCATCAGGCAAAGACACAGAAGTTACTTCGGCGCCCTCTGTGTCTTTAGATAAATTCTTTCCTAAAAACTCTATTGAAAATTGCTGCGCTAGATCAAAGTCAATATACTTTTTTATAATGTTCTCAACTGTCTTTCCCTTGATTCCGCACACCCAGCAGTGAAACTGCCACGTCTCAAGATTAATTGACAACTTTTTCTTTCTTCCGTCTACTCCGTCGATTTCACACGCAGGGCAAATAACTGCTATGTTTTTTCCATCTCTTGCAATCGATGAAGGGCCAAATGCATTTTTGACAAACCTTATTTTTTCACTTATGGTTTTCATCTATTATCTTAAAAAAGTATACCACCTTGTATCTACATGTTCATTTGTACGTATGCGCTGGCAATGACATACGCATCAGCTGAATCAAAGCATCCTTCATTTATAACTGTTACTCCTTTCCTCGGGCCGCTCTTTATTACCCGCGTGGACCATGAATGCTCTGGAACCTTAGATGATACCCATTCAAGAACCTGCTCTTTTGTCGTCTTTTCAGATTTTCTATCTAGCTTTAGCCCGACTGACTTTCTTGCAACGTTAACATTAATATAGTCTGGCTTAATGTTGAACTTATCATAGCAAATGTATGATATGACACCATTGAATCTTGCCAGAGTCATTAGTGTTTTTGCAGACGAAAAGCCTGGCCTAAAGGCTTGTAAGTTTTCTTCAATTAAAATTTTATGTATCTTATGCTCTTTAAATAGAAGTAGCAATTCACTGGATATTCTAGATGCCTTGTCATACATCCCATCTACTTTCTTTAGAGAGATAAATCCCATTGACACAAGAGATCCGCTATCGTTAATAATGCACCACCCTGTGCAGCTTGTCGAGATATCTAGACCAAGTATCATATATTAAAAGTCTTCTCTTATCTTAAAAAGCATTTCATCAGATTGGCGTTTTTTAACGGGCTGTGCTAGCTTTACCTTCATTATAACATTTAAATTATCATCATGAAGGTTTATTCCGTCAATATACACAAACTTTGGATCATGATCATTAGCATCAAATGATGCTGATACTATCTGATATTGTGGATTTGATGATGAATTATGAAGTCCAGTCTCGCAAGGTACATTTATTGTTAAAATATGAGAGTTTTGTTCACCCTTGAAGCTTATTTTGTACTGATCTTTTCCAAAAAACGGAATATTTGGAGACTTTATTAGAACAATTCCCTCATCATAGAAGATGTTTCCAACACTTGCCCAGGTCGGTGCCNGAGTTAGTGAATCAGCCCTGTAGAGGCTTCCCTTTCCATTGTCTCGTAATGTAATCTTAACAGACCCATTTGATCCAGTTAAACTGCTATCCTCTATCTTAAAGCTTCCAGGAAGAATTCTGTTTCCATAATAAAGATTTGATATATCAAATATTACTATCTCATTGGAGCTAGCATCTCTTGTTCTCTGTGCTATGGCTAGACTACCAACATTACCGTTACCTGATGACTTTTCTGGAGATGCAGAAAATAGTATTTCAGCAAAAGCATTGCTTGGGACTGCCATTCCATCATACCAAAGTCTTGGATTTCCACCAGATGCTANTAGGTTATCAAGGTTTATTACACTTAAATTTAACTCTCCNAGNTCACCTTTAAATCGNGACATAGGACCTCTAATAAGAGAATCTGGCAACGTTCCGCTTCTNANNATTTCATANTCAGGAAANAANAANCCNTTATCACANGGTAAAANTGTNANNTTTCTTTTTCTNANNGATCCNCTNNNAACANCNNNCCACTTNGAANTTNGANCAGCNTGANAGNTCCNGTTGANCTNGCNTANAANTANTCATTAAATGACCACTCTGTTTTGTCACTGTGAATTCTATCTGCTCCTACATCGAGGCCAATACTGTCTNTNNTTGTNGGNCCTGTTGATCCCGTCAGCCTGTACAATCTAGGATGATTGTTTGTAATAAAATCTCTAACAAAGTTTTCAAGATTTAAAATATGTCCGCCTACGGCCAGAGATGCTGTAACGTTAAACGGAGTATTTGTCTGCGCTGTTCTATCAAAAAAGGGTGTCTTGAGTATTTTTCTTGGCCTAGTTTCCTTGACAAAGTATGGGGGAAGATAAAAAAGCATACTTCCTGTTGATGTTTGCCCTAGCACCGACGCACTATGAACTAAATTATCATCAATATACTCAGCAAAAATCTTTACATCGTGTATTTCAGCATTAAGAGGATGATTAAGCTTAAAGCCTGAATCTCCTTTAGATCCTGACGGGTCTCCTTTGAACCCCAGATCAACAACACCCTCGTTAGACGCCGCTGTTGAGTTGAAAAACTTTGCAGAGTTTGCCCCTCCCTCATTATCGTTTTGATCAATTACGTCAGATCCACTATAATAATTTCCAATGAACAAGGCACCTGCAGTCTTAAACGCTGTTCCTCCCGCTCCAGGACGAATTGATGATGAATTTATTGTAAACGGATATGTGTCATTATCAACCCTAATGCTTCCTTCACCATCATTAAAAAGATTTGTGCCCCATCTAATTGATACATGATGCCAATGATTTCTCTGTAGGGAGTTGTCTGGTGTTACAAACATCAATCCTGATTCATTAGCTTGCGGAGAAGCCATTGCAACTTGATTCTTATATGTTGAATTTGACGACGATACATCATATGGAATCTGTGAAGGCTCCCATGCCTCACAACTCTCTGCTAATTGAAGTAATATTCGGTATCCTTTTGTAAGCCCGTTCTCATCTTTTTCAGACCCAGATACTAGTGATATTGCATAGTTGTTTGGAAGATGAACTATCGTACCGGGCTTAAAGTCACGATCAGATGCACCGTTGTGGTATCTGGGATTTATGTGAAAATCAAATGTAAATGATCCACTAAGTGTGTATGGAGGAATTGTGCTAAAAACTGGAACAGCACTAGAGTATACAGTCCACTTATACGGAATCATATTGTTAGGATTGCTTGATCCGCCTCTAGGATCTTGCTGCTTTTTTAGATACCCAGATCTATATGGCCCAAAAACGTGCGCAAATCCTGGATTAAGAGATGTAACTGTGCTATATCCTCGCAGAGATCCAGAATTTGGGTATATTAAAGCAGAATCGTCGGGAACATTTGATGCAGTAAAAAAATTAAGAGAGTGATAGTTTGTGTATGTATACTCACATGAATCGTATTTTGCTCTATAAAAAGGCATAAGAGAATTTTTAATAGTCGACTTTATCATCGAACCTGTTGACATCGTAGACTGCTCATACGATCTTGCCAAGTCGACATTTGCATTTCTAACTTCATAGTAAAAATCACTTTCACCGTATCTTTTTACTGGAATTTTTTTATTATTTCTTGGTAGAATGCTTGAACTATGAGCATGTGACATATACTCATCAATTACTGACGATATATCAACGTAGGCCTCATTCCTTGATGCACTAAGAACGTTTATTGATGCTCCGGCTAAAAAACCTTCAGCAAAAAATCCACCGAAGCCCTGTTCAAGAAATGTGGTGGCGTTTTCGCTAGATACAGAAAAATTTTTAACGTCTTTAATAAACGGACTAGGCCTTGACGCAAGCCCGACAGATCCAGACATCTGGCTTTCTACTGTGTGAGCATTATTTGAACCGTCATCAGCTTTTGATGATGAGACAAATGTTACGTCTGGATTTAGAGTAAGAGACGTATTCTCAAAAAATTCTGATAGAAGCTTTACGAGAGACACGTGACCTCACAGTTATAATTAAAAATCAAGTCTGACGCGGATTGTTAAATCTTTCTCATTATTTTTCTCAATCGGACGACTAAGTTTTGCAACTGCCACAAGATTGTCATTTGCGTCATATAGCCCAACAGATGTAAAAAATGAGAATGATTTTTGTGTGGATTCCTGTCCTGCTTCTATTACCTGAATATCGTTACTAGAGTTA